ATAGCGGACATTCTTGGTGATGGAGCGTGTGTCTTTGAACTGACCTGAGCCTTTATCTGTCCGGTCTTGGGGCGCTCCTTCTAACTCCCAGACAGCTTTCCCGTAGATGACTTCCATCGTCTCGTTATGGGGGTCCAACTTGTCGTTTATGACTCGGAGAGAGTTCTCTGCGCGAGCCTCCTCTGCGATGAGCCGCATCTCCAACTGGTCCATGTCAGCACCGATCAAGACGTGCCCCTTCCGGGCAACGTACATGTCACGAATAGAGTATGGCTGGTTTTGCATATTGGGATTGCTGCTACTGTAGCGCCCAGAAGAGGGGAGTCGGTTGTAGGAGGGATGCACTCGGGTAATCCCAGTCCCCATGAGCGGGCGGATGTAAGTCCCTAAGAGTTTACTCGTCTTGCGGAAGGCGCGAACGGAGGCGATTAGATGTCTCTTCTCCTCGTCTAATCCATAATAAATGAGCATCGCTCGGAGGGAGGTGTCATCCGTAGATGGGTCACCTGTCTTTTCCGAGTAGTGGTGGGGAGCCAGCCCCCAATCTTGGAAGAGCAGTGCTGCCATCTGCTGGGTACTTTGGGGGTTGAAGTTTTCTCCAACAATCTCCTGTACTTCGGATAGATGTTTCGCTGTCCGCTGCTCCAAGAAGATGCTCTTTTCTTCCAACCGTTCACGGTCGAGTTGCATGCCATTAGTCTGCATTACTGCGGCTAAGTTCTGGAGCATGTGCTCTCGGGGGAGAAGATGGACCTGCGCCCGCTTTGCTACATCCCGAGCAACAGGCCGGGCGATGCGGGCAGTAACGCAAGCATCCTTCCCGCAATAAACGTGTAGTTCTCGGTCTGTTTTAGCTTCGGTTGCGGTGTGGTCTGCCTTCCAGGCTTCGGGGTTATCCGTATAGAAGGAACTAACGAAGCCCAGGTTATGGGGAAGCTCGTTGTCAGCCAGGAGATGGAGGAGTAATGTATCAGCGCTTAGTTGTGGTGTAGCGCCTAACCACTGCTCGCAGACCAGCCGGTCGTACTGGCCAGCATTATGACCTAAAACAGGAATGTCCCCGCTACACAAAATGTAGCGAAGCATTTGTTGTAGTTTCTTCTCTGCCTCCCGGCCAATAAGAGGCTTGCCTGCTATACTGTAGATAGGGATAACGAGAGCTTCGTCCTCATTACTGAGCGCAATGCACCTCACCTGGGCAGACATCGGATCAATCGAGTCCGTCTCGATGTCGTAGGCAACTGGAGCCCCCAGTGATCGGAATCGCTGGAGTTGTTGGAAGACCTCACGCAGATCATTGGACACAATGATCTGAGGTTCCTCCCACTGGAGGCTCCTACCAAAGAATCTAAACGCTTTCCGAAGATCATGCCGGAAAACTTCTCGGTAGGCGGGCATACGCAACACGAAAGCTGGGTGCATGGTGTACACCACGCGCAGTGTAGTGCTGGAGTCCCAAGGAGCAGGCCGCTCTTCGCACCCCCCTCGAATACTCATAATGGACAGGTCGCCCCCTCGAATTGCCTTCGCTGCTGTCTTCCCTAAACACACGATATTTTTTATCTGGGTTTGTGATAGCTCAGAATACAGGCGCTCCCGACAGGCAGGAACTGGGTGGAGAAGAGGCGCCGCCGTCTTGTCTTGGCGTAGGAGCCTTCGATTCTTCCGAGAGACACGGATGTTCAGTGCTTCCAGGTCGTTCTTCGGAGGCCGACATTGGATAGCATTCGTAATATGACAGCGGTCGCGCCGTATCTGGAGACTATCCAGGGCACGTTGGAGTTCTACTCCACTCGGGCCCACGAACGGGCGCCCCTCAATAACTTCGTGAGTTCCGGGCGCTTCGCCCAAAAGGATCACGTCATCGTGGGGGTGACGTTCTGGTCCAACCGCATCACCAGTGCCCGCATTGTGTAGTGGACACCTCTCGCAACGCGGGGGTGCCCCCCCTCCCACTGTGATGGGGGGAGGGGAGGCTGGGCTTGTGACACACCCCTGCATCACTTACCCTTCGAGCAGGAAGTCGAAGTTCTCTTCTGAACTGGCAGCCGGAGCCGAGACAGGCTTTCCATTGCTCCCGTTAGTCTTAGGAGTCTCCTCTACCTGAAAGTCATCAGACATGGGGGTGTTGGTGGCTTTCACCATCTGGTTGTACTGATCTTCCGTGTAGAAACGGTAGCGGGGATAGCTTCCGTCTACGCGGCGACCGGCCTTGTCCAACTCGGGGGGAGTATAGTTGAAATACACGGGCCGGTTGACGATCTTGTCGAAGGGCAGCTTAGTTCTACCCTCCAACTTCTTCTCGGGGATTCCGGCTGAAACCAGGAAGCCCATGAGGAAAGCGATTCCGTTGCCGGTCAGGTTGAAGCTTTCCCGGTGACGGATGCCCTCAGTCAGCATGTAGACATACAAGCGATCCTTGTTGTCTTCGTACTGGCGGGTCTCGATGACCGTCGCAGAGTGAAAGCCCTGGGCAAGGTAGCCCAGTGATGCGCCGCCCACAGGGGAGTGCCCAGTGAAGTCGATGGTGAGGGAAGGGTTGAGGATCTCAGACATGATTGGTGCTCCTATACACACTGGTTGTTGAAAATCTCCCATTGGGAGGGGGGATGGGGCCCGGGCAATAGGCTGGTAAAGGAAAGAAGCTAAAAAATCCAACCCGCCAACCCGGGCCCCAAAACTCTATGCGAACAGTTCCTCTTCGGTAGAGGGTAAAGAGAAAGATTGCGTGATACCGACATTCTGGTGATGGACGAGAATCGCCCGGTGGAGGGCGTCTTGCACAGCCCATCGAACGTGTGGAACAGGATGCTCTGCGCGGAGAGCTTCGAATGCGCGTTGCATCAGCAGAGGCCAGTTCTCAATACCATCTTCGAGAATCTTAGTGGAGAGCTTCTCGACTACTGGGGGCACCCACTCCAGCCCGGGGGGATAGGGGATGGGGTAGCCTGCAAAGCGCAGGCCTTCCGCGAGATTCAAGGGTGACATGCCTGGGAAGACTCCGAGACGATCACCGCAAACATAGTCAGGCTGGGGCTCGAAGCACAGTTGATACTTCCAAGGGGCAGCCGTGGCCTCGAACACGGCGCGGCCAATAACATCGACCATCCCGCTGAACTTCTCGGGTAGTTGCCCAGGAAGTGATGGGCCCCCTCGAACGAATCTCCCGCTCGAAGTTCTCGGGGGTTGTTCATGGCAGTTGAAGATGACGATGGATCCCTGGTCGGTCAGGTTGCGGGCTTGGTCTCGGATCTCCAGTACATCCCGGGTAAGCGCACTCCACATTCCGGAGCGACCCTTGCTGGATTCGTACTCATTGATCGTGGCTTCTACCATCAGGGAGAAGTCATCAATCACAATAGGGGGGAGGGGGCGCTTAGCCTTGTTGAGAAGCTCTTTGATTTGAGCCGTCGCATCAGGTACCAGCGAAGCAGGGCGGGTGTTCAGCTTCTCAATCCCCAAGAACTTCCTTGCGGATAACAGTCCTGAGTCTTTCCCGATGAAGACCCCGTTAGGCGCGGCTGCAGCCGAGGCGACAGTCTTGCCAGCTTTGCTGGGTCCATAGAGGCAGATGAATACTCCAGGCATATCCTGGGGTTTACCGTTGGTGGTCATTGTTTTCTCCTACACACAAAGAAAGGTGGGGACGCCCCCATAAATCGTTATCTGCTCCCAAAGCGGCACAGATCAAAAGCAGGGCACTGTCCGTATTTGCCGTAGCAAACCTGATTAGACAGCACCATCGGGAAGTCAGTGGAGTCTTCTCCGTACTGGAGAATGCGTTCTTCTGCTTCTACGATAGAGTTCGTGAACTGCCGGAGCGCTGCCGGTGCAGGCTCAATCGGTGTCCGGTCGAAGTCGTGGGGGGTTGACAGCTTCACCCGGTTGACGATGACACCAGCGAAGCGGTTGCCGTACTTGGCGAACCCGAACATCTGGTAGCCCAAGAACTGCCCGTCAAGGATATGTTGCTGGAGTGTCTTGGACACAAGTCGGTACGCACTCTTGTGATCTACAATCCAAACGCGCTCGTCGAAATCCTCAACAATCAGGTCTGGGCGTTGGGTGTAAAGGAATCGTCCACCGCCCAGGTTGGCGCGGAGTTCTTCTTCTACAGCGAGGACGGTCCACGATTCAGCATCCCAGTTTTGAGCGTAGGCACAGAACGCATCGAACACTTGGTCAACGCCCGCCTTCCAGAGAGGGGAACTGTCACTGTTCTTAGCTACCATTTCTGCCAGCGCACCCTCTGGGCTAAGCCACTCATTAGCGTCGGTCCCTCGCTGCTCGCACTCCAGACGCTTGTAGTGATGCGCGAGGGCAACGTGCAGCATGATGCCGTTGACCAGTGGACGCGTAAGGGGGAACTCTATGCCGTCGATGTGCTGTAGCGCATAGAGGCGGGGGCACCGCAGCATAGACTCAATGCGATGCCATCCTCTCTCGGAGGGGCCCGGGTTGATCAGTGAGCCTTCCCGGCGGGAGGGCTGGACTTGTACTTGCATGAGGTCTTCCTACCTATAGGTATAGCATCTGTGGGGGTCACCCGCAACTCACTTGGGGGTCACTTGTAACTCTTGACATGTTCACGGGGAAGGCACAGGAGTATCAGGGTCGCCCTTTGATACCCGGGCCAGGAGTGCAGCCTGCGCTCCAGGACCGGTATCTATTCCAGCCAGGGCTCCTTCGATTTCCAGGGCAGCGCCATCCTCAGCAATCTCCCCGACATGGGGGAGCTTGTCCAAGAGCAGGTCTGCGACGTGCTCATCAGCAGTGGCCCGGGCAATGATGTACGAAACCAGTACAGGGCGTTGCTGCCCCAACCGGGCGAAGCGCCCTTCCCATTGGATTACCTTGTCCGGTGTCCAGGGAAGCATAGCTATCAAAGCGAGGTCGGTGTCTTGCAGATCAATACTCTCACCCCAGGCATCGCCAGTCCCCACCAACAGAGATGGGCCCGGGGAAGCCATGTACTCATTGCGGATGCGGTCACGTTCAGTCGTGTCCGTGCCACCGTGTGCCCACCACACCTGGGCCCGAGGGATACGCGCAATGCAGAACTTCTCCAACTTCTCGCCCAGGGCCTCACAGTCTAGTCTACGTCCAGTGAAAACCACTACCTTCTGCCCCGCCCGGAGACAGTCGACTACCCTGTCTTGGATGTAGCCATGCTTGCGCGAGGCAGCTTCCATCATCAGAGTCTCGAAGTAGCTTTCGGTATCTCCGCTCTTGGCAGCCTGCTTGATCAACCGCTTCATGGCAGCGGGCTTGTTCTGTTCCTTGATGCCAAGTCGGATGATCTCTCTCCGCTTGGGGGGCAGGTGCTGGTTCACCTCCTCCCGGGCAACTCTGACTTTGACATAGGCCAGCCGGTCGCGTAGTTCGTTGGCGTTCGTCAGACCGTTGTACTCATAGCCGTAGCCTGTGTGTTGGCCTCCGCAGTAGCGGCAGCCAAAATCATGGAAGCTTCCCCACTGGAATGGCTCTACGATATCTAACTGCGTCCATAGATCACGGACCCTCCCGGGGATGGGGGTAGCAGTGAGGCCGATGGACCGATCAGTGTTCTGTCCAATCCTCCGGGCAGCGTCAAGAGTATTGCCCAGGCCTGTGAAGCGGACGGAGCCGTCCTTCTGTACGGTAGCTTTGCAATGCTTCGGGCGGCGTAGCCAATGGATCTCGTCCCAGGTAGTAATCCGCAGCCGCATCTGTGTGAGTACGTCCGCCCAATACTTGAGCGTTTCCCAAGCGGTGATGTAGATCACATTGTTCTTGGGGAACTCCGGGAGCTGGGGGTTCTGTCCTAAGAGCAGTACAGGTTCAAGCTTTGTGTACCTCCGCGTCTGCTCGACCCATGTCCCTCGGGCCGCCGCCTTAGTGATGACAAGCCTCGGGCCTGATGTGTTGGCCATGACTACAAGAGCGGTCAGAGTCTTACCAGCGCCGGGGGGCGCCCACCCGTGGCTGCCGGGGATGGCGATCATCTTCCGGATCC